CAATGTTCCTGTAATTAAGAGCGGTGCAGACGCTGCTCGTGCAGCCAAGACAGGGGCACTCCCGTTCCTAGCAATGAACCAGATCCGTGACATTTACGGTTCTGACCCTCGCCTTGCAGAACTGAAGGACTACTACACGGCCACCCAGAAGATGGGCGGCTACCGCAACAAGTTGCGTGGAGAGTTTGGTGACGTTCTTAACGACTTCCACAAAGTCATCCGTGACCACAGAGGTCTTAAAGACAAAATTTACGAGGTCATTAACGAGGGTTCTCGCCTAGAAGTTGATGTGCTTAAGCCAAGCAAGGACTACACAGACCCTGCGGCTAAAGCCGACCACAAGCGCCTACAGGACATCTACAACACGTTCCCGCAAGACGTTAAGAACTTCTATCAGAAGTACCGCAAGCATAACGACTACATGCTCGACCAGATCAAGGAGTCAATGATCGCTCGGGCTACAAGTTATGTGACTGACCCTGCATCTAAGGCTGAGATTCGTGCCTTGATCAACAAAAAAATTGACTCGTTCAAGGATAAGGGGCCGTATGCACCCCTGATGTTCTTCGGTAACAACTGGGTTGTGGCTGGCAAAGACGACAAAGCCGTCCCGTTTTCGTTTGAAACTAAAGCCCAAGCCGATGCGTTTGCCAAAGGTATGAAGGCTCAGGGGTATGAGGTCAAACAATTTGAGTCGATTCAAGAACTTAAGGCTAAGTCTGCCCCCCGTGCTGGCTTCTTCAAGCAGTTAGAAGGGGTGCTCGACCGCAACCGGATTAACCCCAAGGCTAAAGACGAGATTTACCAAATGACTCTCATGTACTTGCCTGAAGAGTCATTCATGCGTCAGTTCCAAAACCGGAAAGGAGCACCCTCCTACGAGCGGGACGCACTGCGTAACTACGGCGAGTTAGCCGACCGTATCGTCCACCAATTGCCCAAAGCCCGATACACCTCGGAGATGGACCAAGCAATTGAGACGATGAAGGCTAAGGTCAAACAAGATCCGGACGACGTTGCTGGTAGGGTGCTTGGTGAAGTAGAGAAGCACTTCGACTCTGCGATGAATCCAGTCATCAGCCCGTGGGCTACTCGCCTTGGCAATATAGGCTTTGCTTGGTACATGGGTGCGAACCCCTCTTCAGCGCTGGTCCAGTTGCTTCAGACTCCCGGTGTAACCCTGCCATGGCTGGCACCTCGTTATGGTCTGAACCCGACCATGACAGAACTTACTCGTGCAGGTCGTGACTTTTTTGGTGGTGAAGTGTCTGGCGGTCAAGGCTTCTATAGTGTGACCACTAACAAGAACTTGTCGGCTCTAGAGAAAAAAGCCATCCAAGAGTTGTATGACCTGAACGTCATCCCCCCTGCCGCTACTGAAGTAGGTGACATAGAGACCATGACGGGGCTAAAAGCCTCGACTCCCATGGAGCGCACAGGTAAGAAGATTAACTTCCTGCTTGGCTATTTGTTCCAGAATGCCGAGCGCTTTAACCGGGAAGTTACTGCTCTGGCTGCGTTCCGTCTTGAGTACAACCGCTCTAAGAACTATGACAAGGCGATGCAGGCGGCTAACGATGCCGTTGTTGAGACTCAGGGTGACTACTCTGACTTGAATGCGCCTCGGGTGTTTAAGCACCCTGCTGCCAAAGTGCTGCTGATGTTTAAGAAGTTCCTCCAGATGATGTTGTATCTGTATGGACGGAACGCACAGATTATTATGCAGCGCAACAAGTTTTCTGCTGAAGAGCGCAAGATAGCGCTTAACCGACTCGCTGGTCTTCTTGGCACCTCGGCGATGATGTCGGGTGTTGTTGGCATGCCGTTCTTCTGGATGGTCGAGGCAGTTATGAACGCTATCGGAGACGAAGACGACCCCTACTACGACTTCGTGACCAGCCTGCGTGAGACCATGCCTGAGGTTGTAACGGCGGGAATTCCCGGTGCTTTGACGGGGGCCAATATTGCTTCTAGGACTGGTTTCAGAGATATGCCACTCCTTGGCTTTTTCCCCGGCGTTGGTGCGGGGGCTTCTCGTTCAGAAGATAGTGAAGGCGCAATCATGGATGCGCTCAAGGCCGCTACGGGTCCGGTAGGGTCTATGTTCTTGAATGTCGCCAAAGGTTCAGATCAGATCAACGATGGTCAAGTGTATCGAGGCATTGAGACTATGCTCCCCTTGGTCATCAAGAACTTTATGAAGTCCTACCGATTCGTAGACGAGGGTGCCCGCACCCTGCGTGGCGACCCAATTATGGAAGAAGTATCTGGGTATGACGCTGCGCTCCAAGCCTTTGGTTTTGCCCCGCTAGAAGTAGCGACTAAGCAAGAAAAAGCCAATGCGGTTATGAAGATTCAGACCGAAGCCCAGCGCTCTAAACAGAAGGTCTACATGCTGGTCAACTTGGCTGTTAGTAGCGGGGATAAAGAAGGGTATGACGATGCTCTTAAATTGGTTGACAAGCACAATGCTAAGTACCCCGGCATGGAGATAACTGACGACCAACTCACTCGGTCGATCGAGAACTTTGCTAAACGCTCGTCTGAAATGATTGATGGGGTGTATGTCGAGAAGAGCCTGCGCCCATTCTTAGCCCCAATGATGGAGTGAAAAAAACCCCCGGTGGTTAGCCGGGGGCACCCCATGTAAAAGAGTAAACACCATGAGAAATGCAAGGAGAAGCATGACTCGGGGAAAATACTAACCCAAGGTGTTTACAAAGTCCATACCCTCACCCCCAAGACCCCATCCTCAATCCGAACACGTAGTACAAATTGTTGTATCCCATGGTATTTAAGTTCGGTTTCTAGGGCATTTTTACCAAAGTCGGTATCAAGGCACGGTACAAACACAGACTGTGGGGGTTTGCGTAGGGCTTCCCAATCTAATTCGTAACTAGCCCCATCAAGAATCAGAACGTCCATCCAGCCAGTGTTTTCTGTTCGATGGCGTTTATTTGTTCTTCTTTCGCAAACTTCTTCATATATTCAACGACTAGTTTGCGTTCCTGAGGCGTTTTGAAGGGCCAGTCCCATCGCTCCCACGTCATGCCTGAAGGGTGCAGACCCTTATTGGTTTTTAATTTCTCCACTATAGGCTCCTTCTCGTAGTCCTAGATCTAAAGATAACGCTTGCACTTCACTAAGCAACCGCTTGTTGTTAGCCTGTAGAAACTCAATCATGTATTGCTTACCCTCTAATTCTTTCGCCGCCATATCCATGATGGCTTGTGCCTCGTTGAGATCAAAGGCTGGTTGACGCAGTTTTTCTATAAGTTCTTCTATTTTCATGGCTAGTCCTTTACTTTATAAAATTTTGTTCTGCCTATGTTGACTATATCCAAAACATTTTTATTAGAAAGTTCTTTTAGTATGCGTCCCACATGCCCCTTGCTTACTATGAACCTCTTTGCCAACGTGGCTGCTTGCACCGGAGTTTTGTGTTCGACAAGGTAGTCCCAAATTTTTTGTTCAATGGAGGCCATTTCTCCACCTTTTATCGACGGCGTTCTTTAGGTTGAACGGGTTGTTGAAGAAGCCGCTAATCTCTGACAACTCGTACATGGGCGTGATGCTTTCAGAGAGTGCCTCAAGTTTAAAAAGCACCATCGGGTTGACATCTGACATGTAGATTTTGATGTTGGTAGAGGCAATCTTGCCTATCTCCCGTATGGCACGCTCTTTCGATAATTTAGTTACCCTATGTCGTATTGAGTTTTGCGACCCTTCAATGGCTTTAAAAAGATCTTTGGAGGTAAACTTGTACCGACCGTTGGGTAGTTTCTCGATCATTTCAATACTTCCGGAGGTGCGACCTTGCCAGCCCATACGTTGGCGCAAGTCAGTTCAAGTTCTAGGGATGGACGGGGTGAGACTCGTAGAGCTTCTTTCTTCCCCGCTTCAAAGACTTCTACCATGTCCATGGCTTTAACACGGGACCCATGGTGTACACCAATAAAAAATATGGCTACAACAAGGATCACCATTCCTGACACAACTGTTGCTAGGATAATTTTGTCTTTCATGTGTTTTCCTTTACAGCAGTCTTGCTTTCAACATCTGATCTGCTATTTCGTAAGACTCAACACACAACAACTCGGCCCAAGTAAAAGGTTCAGGTGGTTCTTTGAGGCCATTTCTAAGACTCATCTCCGTGTTTACTCCACCGTAAACAGCACTTACATAAGAGTGTTCATCATCTTCGGGCAAAGTAGCACTTGCTTGAATCATTGCTTGTAGCGCTTTCGCCGCAAAGTAATCCCGCAGGGTCATTTCATTAATTTCTTTCATTTTTCATCTCCTTCTAGTTCAATAATTTTGTCAAGGTAGTGCCGTGCCTTCTTAATGTCTTGGATTCCGCCCTTGCCATCAACCCCCTTGGTATTGACCCGTGCGAGATAGGCAATAGCCGACCCCAACAGGAACCCACGAAATTGATTCGGAGATAGCCATGCCTCCATGGCATCCCAAGGCTGAACCTTCATAGCCTTGTAGTGGTCTCCTCCGACCTGCTCTTCATTAGCGTTCATTTACTCTCTCCTTCCGTGCTGATCACGTCGATGAAATGCCCTTTACTGGAGTCCAACACCGCACAGTACGACGGTGGTGTCGGGATGTCTGTGCCTTTACCAAGCCTCTTCTTTTCTGCCTTCAAGAAAATACCCTTCTGCTTCAACTCTGATACCAACTCTTTGTAGTACAACTGCCTCTGTGCACACCAATTACGCAAGTCCTCGATTGGGATAAAAATTAACTTAGTGTCAGGCTCATACCGAATCCTTAACTCGTTGCGTGGCTCCCGTATTGCAGGTCCACCCATACCAAGCCGCTTGTCTACCTCATCATTGATGATCAAGATATTGTTGATGTGGTTGCGTATGTAGTCACCCAGCACCATGTCATGGTCGACTTTTAGGCTTTCAACATCAGCCCTTGAGTACGTAACCATGTCAACCGCCCAGCGATAGATGCGCTTGAGGTTGTAGTCATGTAGCCCCAACTGTTTAGCAAAGTACCCTCCCGTAAGGATGCTTGCTACCCCCGCCGACCAGTACCGCTCTTTATTGGTTGCACATATCTCGTTATCGAATTGTTGCTGTGTCTTCTCCATAAACTCTAGAACTTCGGGCAAATGCGAGGCGACCCAGCGTATGTAAATTTCACCCGCAATGCCGTAGTTGTCGAACATCAGGGAGAAAATTTCATCAGCCTGCCCCTTGTCCATCGAGTGATTGGCAAACGTCTTAATCTCAAACACCCTCATCAACTCACCCTCAGGCATAGACTTGATCTGTTGCATCTTCTCGTAGAAGGATGCGTTACTACTGGAAAGCATGATCGTGGCCCACTCGGCTGAATTAAGGCGCTCGGCATTGACCTGTGACTGCATCCGATTGCGTGGTCTGCCTAGTGTGATGGCGTAAGCGAGGTCCGAGAAGTCCTCGGGTTTCATGTTAGTAATCTCGTCGATAGTCACGGGAAGATGAGCCATGACACCAAAACGATGAAGGCGAGAAAGTTTCGTATCTTCTGCATGGAGCATTAACTTATCGGGGTGTCCGTACACACTGTTACACATACGGAGAATTGTTGACTTGCCTGTACCGGATTCTTTAGAGACGTAGTTGACCAGCAGTCCCTTGTGATTCGTAAACTTAAACAACGGCGCACCGAACGCACACAGAGCACCAAACGCATTAGCCTCCATACCATCGGTGGCGTATGTATTAAAGACTTTCTTCCACTGCTCTAGATCACCCCGCTTGCGAAGAAGAGGTGCCGTGTTACGGGTCACGGTAGATGGAGGGCAGAAGTTCATGTTGCCTGCACTGTCAATCTCCCGCTCACCCAAAATAAACTTACTGTCGTCATCGTTCCAACCAAACCTTACGCTTGCTATTTCTGATTGTTGAGTCATCTGCATCTCCTTAGTTGCCCGTGCGATGTAAGACATGATTGCGTCCATGGGCTTACCGGGCAGAGCGACTACACCTTGTTTTGCCAACGCATTGCGACATGCGTCTTTAGATAGCGCTTCGGTCAAAGACATCGTGAACTCCCGAACACCATCTTGAGGCAGGTGCAGTCTCATACTGAGGGACTCACCATCTTCTCCATCAAGCACCCGCTTGACTAGGTACAGGTCATTCTCATACACCAGCGTGGGGTCTTCTTCGTCTCCGAACGCCTCTCGATAGATGCCACCATTCTTGCCTCGGAAGTACGGGTACGGGAGCGACGGAATCTTGAACGTAATCTCTTCTTGAAAGATCTCGCTCTTCTGCTTGACTTCATTGTCTTCCTCGGTTGCCCGTGCGATCTCGGCTCCGATTTGAATTGGTGAAGTAATGTTTCCTCTGTGTATGCACCCTTCACAACCACCAGCACGCAACTTCTCAAAGGTTGCACAGGTGTACGGTCCCTTGATAGTGGCGACCTTGGCTTCAGTCCCGTCGTGGGTATAGTTAGGATGTGCCTTTGAAACCTCGTGTATAGCCTCATCCCCATCGTCGCAGTAAACGGCGATAGAAAGTACTGCTCTCCACAACGGTTCCTCCAGCGTGGCTTGGTTCTCGATCATGTGTTTGATCTGAGGACAGCCTTTATCTTCTTCGATGCGTCTTTGTATTGTGGAAAACTTGTTGATGTAATTGCCCATCAGTGCCTTGGTCACGGCATCCATTGGGCGGCGTACTTTTTTAGGGGCGGGGAGGATTTCGCCAATCCGAGACTTCAAGTCCTCAAAGCGACGTGCCTTACCCTCTACGATGATCTCAACGGGGCGACCTTCACCACTCTTATAGTTAGTAGTGCCGGGGATTCTGAGAATCCTAGCAGCATCGGCAGTCACCGCAGAGTCAGCCTTGAGGTCGTGCCTAACGCAAAGCGCCTTCAAAGACTCGGCAACGCCACTCCACTGCTCAATCGTGACGGCTTCATCTAGAGGCCAGTAGACATGCACTCCACTACCCGACCCCACAATCGTGGGTTTAGGTAGTCCGACTTCCTTGCAAAACCTGCCGAGGTCTGCGATAGCCTCGTTCTTATCTTCGTATGGTTTGCCTTCACCACAATCGAGGTCAAGCCAAAGGGCTTTAACGTGAGTAGCATTTGCACGAGTTCTCTCGTTGGGAGTGCCAAACTTAGCCAGCCCGAAGAAGATGTCACGCTCTTTCTCGACAAGACTTTGTACAGTGGTCTCTACTTCATCGAGCGTCTCGACAAATATCTGTTCACGCAGTTTGCCTTTCGACATTCCGACGATGGCGTAATGCCCCCCATCGGCTGTAACTGCCTGTAGAAATTCTCGGTTCATGTCACGTCACTTATAAGATTTTTTGCGAAGTTTTTCGATTGCTTCTTTAATCTTGGTTAAGTAACGTTCCTGAGGTCGAGTTTCGTTTAAGAACCAATGGTAGACAGTTTGCCGTGTGACGCCGAAGAACTCCGCCACATGAGAGACAGGAATTTCACGTTCTGCACAAATCAAGCCCAACTGCACCCATGGCAAGGACGTGTCTTGTTCCTTAATACGGTCTACCAACCGTTTTGTGTATCCGATTTCCATAGTCATCTGCGGGGGCGAACCCCCGCACCCAAAGTAGATTAGTCATCTGCCCATTCAGACAGTACGGCGTCCAAGTCTTTCTTCTCTTCCGATACAACAGGCTTATCGGACTTGCGCTTGGTTGGTTCTGCTACTTCTGCCTTGGGTTCAGACTTAACTTCGGCCTTGGCTTTGGGTGCAGGTGCCGCTTCTTCAACTTTATCTACTTGTGCAACAGTCATCGTGATCGCTTGGATAGCGGGGGGCGACTTACCCTGCGAGATCGCATGGTCGATCTCTTTTTCATCCAGCCAACGGATTGGCTTGAATGTGAGGCGGGGAGTAGCCGACTTAGTATCGAACCGAGCCTCGGTCACAACAGCAGTGATCGGAGTGCGTTGTGCCTTGAGGTACTTGGCATACGCTTGCATTGGCATGCGGTCGTTCTCGGGCTTACCAAAGATTGACTGCGATGGAAGGGTCAACTGATAGACATCTCCGTTAATGTCGTTCTCAAGCACGATAGCAAGACGCTGAGAGAATCGGCATGCACGAGAGTCACCTTGTCCCGAACCCTTGATGTTCTGAGGGCAGTCAGCACAAGCCGACGCCTGTGGGTTAGCCGCATCCGATGCAGGTGCCACACCATCAGAAGACCAGCAGTCGGGAGCGGTAGTCTTGCCCTCTTCGTATGTACCCTCGTAAAAAGTACGAGAGATGTTCGGGGCGGCATTGACTACCACCATGTTGAGGGAGCGATCTTCACGCACCGCAATCTCTTGACCCCCATCCATCAGACGGAACACACCGCCACGGATAGAAATACGTTTTGTACCACCACCGCCAGCCAACGAGGAAGTCAGGTCATCGAGTTGACGAGCCTTGATGTGGGCAGGTACGGCGTCTTTGAATAGAGTGATTTCACTCATTTAGATCTCCTTACGGTTATAGAGTAAGAGTTTGTGACGTTCAAACCTTTGGGCACTAGCGTGGGATGTTCCTCCAGCCATTGCTTAAGGTTGGTTTGATTGATGCGCTTGAACAAAATGCCATACAACTTATGCTCATCAATATACTCATACAACGAATCCCAATCGTTGGTCGAGTATTCGGTTTTGACGGAACGAATGACTGTCCCGTGCTTGGTCTTAATGTTTTGTGCGCCAATTTCTTTGCACCGCTCCAACAAGTGCGACTCGATCGTCCGTAGTTGCCCTTCTAGTTCTTCTTCCCTAGTGGCAAACACCGCTTGTTCTTCACGCAAACGGTCCCTGATCTTGATGTATATCTTGACCATCCTGTCGACGTTCGTCTCGTCGGAACCCGCTTCGGCACGCGGTTCCTGCTCTGCTACTTCGCTCATGGTGTACTCCTTTCTGTTCTTATGGTTCTTATAGTAGTGTCTAAATTATACATTGTCAAGTAGTTAATTCTTGGTACAGCGATATTATTTGGCTATGAACATCGAGTTTCGATTGAAGCATCTTATAGATGCGCTTCTCTGCGTTGGACCCTTGTAGGTGCGTGACAGTCACAGGGTTGTGTTGCCCTTGGCGGTGTGCTCTGGCATTGGCTTGAAGATACGTCTCTAAACTTGTTGTAGGGCCAAACCATATGATGCTGCTGGCCGCAGTCAAAGTGACACCATGCGATGCCGCTTGTGGTTGTATGACCAGCACCTTGGGAGCCGCCTCCGACTGGAAACGCCTGAAGATGTCGGTGCGTTCTTTTGCGCTGACCGCTCCGTTTATGATTTCGTTGGTGTAGCCCTTGCGTGTTAAGTAATCCGAAACCACGTTGATTGCGTGTTTGAACGGCACGAAAATTAAGGTCTTGTGACTGGTTTCAGATAAGACATCCTCCATCTCCGACAACCTGTTGCTACAGTCAAACTCAACGACCTCTCCCGAGTCTGAGTAAACCGCACCCGCAGAGATTTGTAGGAGTTTGTTTAGTACTGCCGCCGCATTGACCCCCGACACTTCCTCACCCGCCGCCACCATCAGTGCTTGTTGTTTCATCTGCATGTAGTAGCGTTCTTGTTGTTTAGTCAGAGGCACTTCTCGTGTCTCGTATGTTATCTCCGGTAGATCAAGACACTCACGCTTGGTGAAACGTATTGCGGGTTGCAGAGCGTCGTGAACTGTTTGACTTGCATTGTCCTTGGGTACCCACCGGAACTGAGAGACTTTCCACATGACCCTGTCTCTCCACGAGCCAACAAACTTAGGCACTCGGTCAGGGCATACGAGCCGTGCCAGTCCATAGG